TCTGTAGCACCTGTATTGCCCGTAGCGCCCGTAGGGCCTGTTGGACCAGTATTGCCAGTTAAACCTGTAGGGCCAGTAGCTCCTGTGGCACCCGTTGCTCCCGTCGGTCCAGCGACAGTGCTGTCGGCGCCTGTGGCGCCTGTAGAACCAGTCGCTCCAGTATTACCTGTTGGTCCTGTCGGACCAGTATTGCCAGTTAAACCAGTTGGTCCAGTTGAACCAGTGCTTCCTGTAGAACCAGTTGCACCTGTTGGGCCAGTGTTACCAGTAAGTCCTGTGGCTCCGGTATTGCCTGTTGCTCCAGTATTTCCAGTTGCGCCAGTTCCACCAGTTACTCCTGTGCTGCCTGTGGGTCCAGTAGGCCCTGTGCTTCCTGTATTACCCGTAGGTCCAGTAGAACCTGTGGTTCCACTTGCGCCTGTAGCGCCTGTGCTGCCAGTGTTTCCTGTTGACCCAGTTGGGCCAGTCTGGCCTTGGCTGCCTGTACTTCCCGTTGCACCCGTTTGTCCAGAACCGGTTGCTCCTGTTGAGCCTGTACTGCCCGTAGCTCCCACGCTACCAGTAGGCCCGACAGGGCCAGTGGTGCCAGTATTGCCAGTAGGCCCAGTGCTGCCTGTTCCACCTGATGCTCCTTGAATTCCTTGTGGACCAACTGGTCCAAGCTCAATAATTTGTGGTTGTGTAGAACCAACGTTATAGACGTTAGTAGATACCGGAATGGTTACCGTTGAGATAGAGTTAACTGTAACGGCCATTATTGAACCACGCTAGCGTTGACAGTAAATGTGCCGTTAAGAATCTGGTAAACGTTGCTTGCTGAGTCAGTCAGGTTCAGCGCATAGTTGTAGACGCCAGCTGCCAGTGCAGCTGTCTGAGATGCGGTAAGAGTAAGGTTGACTGTACCAAGGGCTGGTGTCAAAGTAGCTCGGCCATTGGCAGTCGAAATCTCGGTGATGAGGTTATTGCTGACGTCGCGTACCTGCATGTCAGCTGAGTAGCCTGTCAGGTCAACGGGCAGGTTATCAATATTCCATGATGGTGATAGCTGGAAAGTCGTGCCTTTATAGACAGTGATGTTATAGCGTCCTGGATTCACGTCTCTCCTTAAACCGTTGTAATGTATGCGCCGTATCCGGCGTTAGTCAAGATAGTTGCCTCAACTGGCGTTATGTTGTAGATGTGGCCGCCAAGGTAGTAATAGTCAGCTTCCAGGGTTTGGTCTACACCTGGGGTACGGACACGAGTTACTGCTGTTCCATTAACAAGAAGCGTGTCCCCACGGGCAATACGAAAACGCCACATCAAACGGCCAAAACCTGCTGGGGTTTCATCAACCGCTGGTGGTGTGAATTGGTATACCATGTTTCTCCTTGTTAAGTGTGGTAGGCCCGCCCACTATCTGACGGGCCTATCACGGTGACTTAGTTAATTAAGCCTGGTGAATCGAAGAAGCTGATTCGATACGAACCAAGGAAGCGTCACGATAACGTGCCCATCCAAGAACGCCGTACCATCCGATTGGACGGAAACGCATCAACTTATCGACAACTGGTCCGAAGATAACATGTGGCTCTTCAGCTACAGCTTCTGCCAGTGCTTGCTTACCAGCGACGAGTGTACGGAATACACGAACACCACCAGTAGCGTTAACATATGAAGAAGTACCGAAGGTACCGCTAGAAGAACCAGCGCCTGTACCGTCAGCAAAGTTAGCCATACGAGGTGACTCAATGAACATTGCACCTTCGTAGGTTCCGATGGTTCCTGGCCAGAATTCGCCAGCACCAGTCTCGGAGTACTTGTGGTCATCACGCCAGCCGCCAACACCTGTCTCAGCGCGCAAGTCGTGTGAAACTTCTGGGTGGATACCAACCCAGTAGTACTCGCCTTGGCGTGGAACAGCCTTGTTAGCGCGGAGCTTAGCAACAGCCAAACGGATGTCGCGTGACTTGATAACGTCAGTTCCGAGGATTGACTTGTTGGTTGTACCGTTGGTGTAGGTACCAGCATAGGTTGAAACAGCTGAGCCGTTAACTTCTGCGATAGCATTTGGTCCACCGGTAAGGGTCTGCAACGCGACTGTATCAAGAGAGTCAGCCATGTTGAAGGCGATGATGTCAGCAATTGCTGGGTCAACATCTGAGAGTGAGAACAACTCAAGCTTACGGGTAGCAAGAGAAGCGTTACCGTATTCGTTGAGTGTTACGGAAACCTGTGTGGTGTTTCCGAGTGCAACTGCATCTGGGTCTACGTCCTCAGATAGTGCGGTTGTAGCAGCAGCCAAATCTGTGTAAATCTGGAATACTACTGAAGAACCAGGCATAGCCTGTTGTACTGGACGCTTGTCCGCTACGTCGCGGACGAGAGGAACAGCACGGAGAGCGAATTCTACATAGCGGTCATAGGCTGTTTGTACTAAGTAGTTACCTAGCGAGCCAGATGACGAGTCTGTGTATGCGTTGCTCATGCGTTCACCTTCTTTCTATAAGGTTTGTGCGGATGGGTTTAATTGCCGCGAGTGAAGCGTGTAGTTGGGTTGCCGGTCAATGCGTTCAACTCATCAAGAGTTTTAGCTCCAGCCAACTTTGCGGCCAAATCCTGGTCGCGGGTTGGAGTACTTGCATTTTGAGTAGCAGCGTTAATACGCTGATATGAGGCAACTTGCGCTTGCGTTTCTTCGCTTGCTTGAGCAGCTTCTTCTGGCTTTGCGAAACCGAACACGTCGGCATTCTCGCTGAGCCATGAGTCAATCTGCTCTGGCGTACTTACGTCGCCAGGTATGAACTTGGCTACCTTGTCAGGTACGCCTTTCTGTGCCAATACGTCTTTGACGGAGCGTGAGCGTAGGTCAGACTGGATGGCAGCCAATTGTTCTGCCAGCTCTTTCTTTTCCTTCTCTGCTCGCTTCAATGCCTTGCGAAGATTCGCAGGACCGTTTGCATCTTGAGTATCTTCGATATCATCGAAGTCATCGTCTTCATATTGGTTTGCCATGTGGCACTCCCTTTTCGTTAGTTGTGACGCAGGCCGCAACGCATCTCAGGGGAAAGATGTTTGGCTCCTACTACCAGTCTTAATACACGTCATCCATGCTGGTCAGTGGTGACGGATTCTTATGTTAGGAAACGCCTTCTTGCGCTCCAAGTAAGCTGCCCTTTGAGGCTCCAGCTGAGCCACCAAAGGCGCCGGATTCTTGTGCCTTGAGGCGGGTTAACTCAGCTTCAGCTTGCGCTGCTCCCTGAGTACCAAAGGTTGCTGCTCCCAGCTGGCCTGCAACATTGCCAGCTTGACCGTATCCGGTGTAGCGGCTAGCTAACGATTGAAATGCTGGAGTCTGTGAAGCAATCTGCTGGAAGCCTTGAGCTGCCTGAGCTTGCGTAATGCCCTGTGCTGCAAGTGACATAGCGCTCATTGGACCAGTACCGCCGAAGGCGATGTTGGCTCCTTGACGGGCTGCTTCTGCTCCGATAGTAGCTGCGTTGTATTCCTGTTGGATAACAGGTGCTGCTACCTTTGGGTCAAGCAGGTGCGTCATCAAAGACGCTGTACTTAGGCCGTATTGAGATTGAAGCTGCTGAATAACTTGTGGGTCCTCGTTCTGAATAGCAGCTGTAGCTGTATCTACACGCATCTTAACTTCAGCTGGTGAGACGTCCATAGCCATGAGGTTGCCGAGGTAATCGGTAGTCATCAATGGGCTGTTGTTTGGAATACCAGCCATTGTCATTACCTGCTTGTAAGACTGCTCATTCTGAATATAAGTAGCTGGGTCGAGAGGCTGCAAGCCTGCTGCGATACGAGCTTGGTTGCCGCTAAAGCGGGTTTGCCATGCGCTGACAAGGCTAGTTGCAGCTGATAGCTGGCTGTCGCTTAGGCCCAATCCCTTAACCGCTGTCATCGGGTCTGAAGAGTCGATGACGTTGGTAATGGTTGTCATGTCCAAACCATTTTGCATCATGGCTACAATGCCACCAGCAATATCGCCGGTAAGGCCATAAGCAGCAAGAACCGCCGCACCTTGAGTAGCAGCATCTGTAATATTAGCTGCCTTTACTGCAGCTGCATTATTGGCGTCTGCTGCTTTTTGCGCAGCTACAGCTTTATCAATATCCGCTTGAGTAAAACCGGTTGAAGCTGGAGGAGTGGCTGGCGGTGTAGGTGTTGAAGGAGTCGCTGGCTTTGGAGGAGCTACTGGAGCTGGATTCTCTACTGAGCGAGCAGCTGAATAGCCACCAACGGGTGCTGCTACTGGAGTAGCTGCCATGCCTGCGATGTTGTT